GGGGATGCTTTCACGAAATGCGGATTCGCGGTAAGAAAGCTCGACACGTATTCTGATACAGAAAGTGGCGAACCGTCGTCATTGTAGCGCACTGAACCGTCAGAATCCAATATCTCTACTTGACCTTCATCATCTAGACGAGTTTGGCCTTTTAGTAGCTGTACAACTTGGTCTGGGCTTACAGCACCGTTACGGCTAGCGGCGTTAACCAGCTCACCGTCAATCTTCACTCGCTCTAGCTCTTTTTCGAGCTGAGTAATGCGAGTGTCTTTTTTCTCTACAGTCGTTTTAAGCACTTTCTCGAACTCGCCTTTCTCTTTCTGGCGTTCGAGTTCTGCTTGCTGTTTCTCTTCCATCAGTCGGCGTGCTTCGTCTAAGTCGACGCCTTCTAGTTGTTTCTCGTATTTACGACGCTCGCGTGCGAGACGTTCGTTAATTTTTCTGTCGAACTCTTCCTGCGTCAGGCTGATTTTCTTTTCTTCCTGCGCTTCGTTCGATGTTTCGTTTACTTCGTTTTCCATGATTTCGTCGCTCATGTCGCGTACCTCACTATTGAGTTAGTTTTCCGTTTTTAGGTTAGATCAGCTTCACCAAAAGCCGGTCTGAAGTGGTGACGACAATTGTAGCCGCCGCGCACTATGAAGGGGTCGCCATTGGCTTTTCCCCGCCATTCTTTCTTGGCCCAAGTTTCTCGGATGTACTCTTCGGTCATTGTCTTACCTGCATGGCGGGCGCAATGGTCGCGAGTGTCCGTAATAACTGAGCCGTAATACTTCCCAGTTTCTGCGCCGCTCTCGTGACCGGCTGTTACGTTGATCGCCGCGTCGAACTGCATAGCTGAGTCGAAGATCATCTGGCGAGCGTAACGACGCATATTGTTGCCTGTGCGATCTGCCGCGTACTTTTGGTGTAGCTCGCGGACCGCCTCTTCGTCGCCTTCGTTCGCCAACTCTACTAGGCGCTCGATCTCTGCCTGATCCGATGCAATGTACACGCCGTTAATCTTCTGGCGTAAGTTGCGGATAGAGTCGGCCATGTCACGACCTGAGATTGTGCTTTGGTATAGTTCCTCGGCTAGGTCGTTAGTAAATGTCGACGCGATGTCCTCGAAGCCGTAGAAAGACACCTGCTTAAGTTGCGACACGACTACTGGGTCTAGGCCGGTGTAGTCTGTGTACTCGTTAAGCATTGTCTCGAAGCTGTCGACGATCTGATCGTACTCGCGAATCTGAGTATCGATCTCGGTAAGGTAGGTGTCGCGCATTATCTGCGCTAGATCAGTGCGAGCATCTATCGCCCATTTCAGGTCGAATAGCTTGCCCTGCTCGGTAGGTGCTGACATAGCTAGATCGGCTACTTGCTCTTCTAGCTGTCGCAGAATATCGAATAGACGCCTTTCGTGTGTTTCCGTTAGCGTCTGTACGATTTTAGCGTGATCAATATCAGCCGGCATTATTTACCACATCTGAGAAGTCGCCCAAAGCACGCGCCGATTCGATCTCGTCGTATGCCTTCTGTAGTTCCTCGTCATCTAGGATAAGGTCAGCGATTAGCTTATCTACGCCGCGTGCGAACGTATCAGACTTAACGCCAGACGCTTTAGCCGCCTGTAGGAACTGAAGCTCGTTCGGGTAGTCGCGAATATCGAAGCTGTCTGGGTAAGCTACTTCTACATCTGGCGTAGTGTCCTGCCAGATACAGATCAGACGCCACATCTGTTCCTCTGCTAACTCCAAGATGTCTGCCTTTTCAGATAGACGCGCGTTAAGTAGCTGAAACTCTGTTTGTAGTGCGATGCCTGAAGCCTTAACAGCGTCAGTGCCACGAACAGCGCCTAAGTGCGCCATACGGTTAATCGATTCTACCTTGCGCTGAATAGAGTCCATTACTGCCGCTAGGTTAGCGCCGCTAGGCTGTAGCATATAAGGCTTAAGCGCTGGGTCTAACTCGTCCGGCATATTCACAACGCCACCAGCGCCAGCCGATGCGTCTGTCTCGAACGACTTAACAAGGGTTGGGTGGTTAGAGATGCGGATAAGTTGCTCGATCTCTGATAGCTCGTTGTAGATAGCGCGTTGCATGACAGCGATGTCGCCGATGTCAGACTTGCCGATACCTTTTACGTTAGTCCGAGCGGCCGGTAAGAACACTGCCGGAATAACGCCGATAGGGTTGTCTACAGACTCTAGCAGTTTCTCCTGATCGCCGTGTACTTCGTATAGCTCGACGGTGTCTTCGGTCCAGATGCGGAAGTGCTCAGTCTTGTCGCCGTCTGTGTCTTTGTGTACTGACTCGCGCAACTTAAGGTAGGTTAGCTTAGTATAGCCAGACTCGGTGCGCTCGTAGTGCCAGTCGTAGACGTTTTCAGGCGTGAACAGGTTTAGGTAAGGTCGAATGCCTTGGTCTAACTCTTCAGCACGCGTGCCAGCAGTAGATTTAGGTTTGTCTACGGTGATCCAAACGTGACCGTAAACAGATGCCCAAGTCTGCGCCTCTTTCATAAACGTATCGATAGAGCGTCCGTCTAGGTCAGCGTCGCGAGTGATGTACTCCAGAACTGGGCTACCGTCTAGCGAGTTGTAGTTACGGACAGGCTGATTACGCCACAAGAACGACCCGTAGATATGAATAATGTTCGCGCAATGGTTATCGACCGGAGTCAGATCAATGCGGCGACCGTATTCAGTCTTGTCTTCGTTGAGGTAAGAAACTAGGTAGTTCCCGTCTTTGTAGTGTTCGCCACCCAGATAAGAACGCAAATAAAACTCCCACTGTGGGGCGTTTAGCTCGTAGTCTGGATGGGTATCTGTAATCGCTGTCTTAGCCACTGTTACGTCCATCTGGTAGGTTGAGTTATGTCGTATTGTCGCTTAATTGGGTATAGGTAGTCTACTAGGTAGCCCAAAGCGTCATTCATATGGTCAAAACCAGAGTCTTTATCAGGCTGGTTCGTACCTTCCTTGTAAGTCTGTCGCTCCAGCGACTTGATTACCTGCTTACATTTCGGGTCTACGTACAAGTGGCGTAGGCCGTCAGCAGATAACAGACGAGCATTAACGGCGTTAATTCTATCACGAATAGCCGTGTGACTATTGCGTACTTTAACAGCAAACCCCGCGTTTTGCAGTATCGATAAATCTGTGCGTCCACCGGCTGAAGTTTTGCGCTGTTTACAGGCTGGGTCAGGGTAAACGACGATCTTATTGTCTGGGTATCTGTGCTTGATCTCGTCGACGATCTCGTCAGTGTTCGAGCCGTAGATAACGATCTCGTCGATGATCTGAACGGTGTCGCCTTCTTTGGTAGCGACGACCGCCGACATTGGGTCTAAGTTGAAGTCCATACCAATATGCAAAACCTGCATATCGTCCTGTACGCTTTTACGTACTGTTTCTGACCGGTCGAAGTTGTAGTAGATGATGCCTGAGTAGTTAACGAAGTTCGCCATATACTCTTGCTTGAACGTGCGCTCGTCTAGGTCACGTTTGGCCGCGTCGATCTCGTCTGCTGTTACGTTGCCACCTTCTAGCGTCGTGTATTGGTGACTAGCCCACTCGTCCGTACCGTCAGCGCCCACTGTCCAGATATCGTAGAAATGGTTACGGCCTTTTGGTGTACCGATAAAGAGCGCGCGAGTCTTATACGTCTCAGTGTTGCGGTCAGATAGAGAAGGTCGCACAACCTCAGACCATACTTGCGGGCGCATATCGGCGTATTCGTCTAGTATGCAGAAATCTAGCGAGCGTCCACGCAACGCGTCGAAGTTCTCGCCACCTTTAAGCGATATGGTCGAACCGTTGTGTAACTTAACCGTCAGCTCAGATTCGTTACGCTTGGCTATGTACTCTTCTGGGATAGTGTTTACTAGCATATCCCAAGCAATGTCTTTAGCCGCTCGGTAGGTAGGCGCAATGTACCAGCAGTTAGAGTTAGGGCGCGTTGAGGCGGCGCTCACTAACTCCGCTATAGATAAAAAGGTTTTGCCGAAGCGGCGACCGGCGACCACAACGCGAAAGCGGGCTGGGTCGTGAAAGATATCAGACTGAGGCGTCGTTAAATCCATTTACTTACTCGGATGGGTGTTAATGACAATAGGCGGTAGCTCAATCTGCACCGGCTCGTCTTCTGGTTTGTCGCGCCACTTAAAGCGGTTCTTCATGTTGAACACCCAAGAAGCGGCGTTACCTTGCGACGCACCAGTAGCCAAATTACGGCCGTGTCTTTCCCACCAAGCCTGACAATGACGCTTGGCCTTTTTTACGGTTCGTGAAAATTCGGGCTCTTCGTCGATGTATCTGTACCAAAGGTCGTCGCTAATATCTAAGAAAGCGCGAATCTCTACATCGCTTGCGCCTTCTTTCGCCATAGCGATCATATCTTCTGCCCAGTCTTCAGGTAGCTCGGACAGTTCCTTTTTAGGTCGTCCCCTTTTAGCCATTAGTGAACCTCTGTACTCAAATAAAAAGTTGCTTGCTCGTCCATCCAAAGACAGACGGAGAGCAATTCTACCATGTTTATCATATCCCAATCTTTGCTGTTAATCACGTTACCAGCTTCGTCTCTAATTCCTACCAGCGACGTAACCGTACCGTCTGTAAGAACCGTCGCCTCGTAAGTGTCAGCGTCCCAAAGGTAGCTGAAGGTAAACTCTAATAAATCCATGCTGTAACCGTTTGTAACCTAAAAACCCTTTTTAGCATAGCCGCTTAGAGAGGTTCTACAAAATATAGTTTTTAAAGGTTGTTGTTTTTTCTACTACATAAGGTTAGGTAAAATAAAATAGGTAACAAAGGTTACAAGGGTTACATCCTTGTTTTATAAGGATTTTTTCGTAACCCTTTTTCTAATTTTGTAACCCTTGTTACCTCTTTTTAGCCTAATTTACGTCTAAACGCGACTACGTTCTCGCCTTGCGCGACGAAAGGCCGGTCTGAAAGGACGCAAAAGAAACCCCTTACTTTCATT